AAGTTCATTGCAAGTCTCATTTCTCTATTAGAAGGATCTGTTCCTGCGCCGATACCATATCGAACATTATTTTCATAATGTCCTGCAATATCTCTTGAAGGAATAAATATTTCTGGTTTCTTTTTATCAGCAGCATCTCCGTGAATAGTTTTCTCACCATCACAATACTTCTCATCGAAACCTAGTAATATTTCAGTTCCCCTTTCTAAGAAAGTTTCAAATTGTTTATGGGCTAAAGCAAGTCGTGCGTCAATTTGTCCCATTGAAGCTTCGATACCTCTAGCAGAAACAATACTTGCTCCTGGATCTCCACTTAACTGTCCTGGGAAAGAAGCTTGAGCACGAGCTTCAGAGGCTAATCTTCCGATTAAATCTTTAGCATCAAAATGAGAACGAGATTGCATTCTCTCCATTCTCGCTTCAGGGCTTCTTCCGTGTATCACAGCTCCAGGACCGAAGTCATCTGGATTCATAACATCATATTCGAACACTGGTGGATAGACCTCTTCTTCAGAACTTGTTATTGTAAGAGTCATTAACCTATGCATTGTTCTTAGTATGTGTCGTGTCTGATCAAAAATTCCTCTAGATTGGCCATCGAAAGATGGTACTGAGACTTCAACAACAGGAACTCTGCCAAGTTTATTTTCTTCTTCAGTTAAAATAATACCTGTTCTTTTCTGCATTCCTTTTCTTGAAGCATCAGCAATCATATGAACATATCTATCTGGATAGAACCAAAACCATTCCTCAACTTCTGTAATCTTTGGGTCAAGGATTCCTCTAGCAACTGGATATTGTTTTAAGATAACATCTGTAGAAACTCTTTTAGCAACTAATAGCTCAATAATATTTCCTTTAGTATCTTTAATTGGGTAACAATATCTAGGATCTAATCTCTGTAAGTAAGGGTCTCTTTTAGCAGGGTCTTGAGAAAAATCAGCCCAGACACCGCAGTACGCAGCGCCAGCACCAGCATAATCTCCCCACCATTGAGCCATTAATTCATTGATATTAGAACCTGTCCATAACTCATGAACTCTTCTTTCTCTTTTTCTAGCAGCCCTTTCTCCGCCCTTTAAGTCTTTATTCACAGGGACGGGAACTCTAACTGATGGAATTACTGCTCCACCAATAGCAGACCAGTGATGAATACCCATTTCAATAATATTTGCTACAGAAGGTGCTTCAGCAGTAGCTGTCAAATTTTGCCAAAGCATATGCCACTCTCCATTAACAATGGAGGTTATTTCTTTAACTCTTTCTTTCCACTCTCTATGTGTTTCAATTAATTGATTTCTTCTATCCCAGAAACCCTGTGCTGGAGACAAATTTCTAGAACCTGAATTAGCAGATTCTAGAGGTGTTCCAAAATTTAATTCTCTACTCATTTTTTCCTTGCGAACATTCTATCCCTTATAATAGGCGGAATATTCCGTCTTGACACGACTTTTCCTAAATCTATGCTAAAAACGGACGAACTTTTACATTCGCCATTTGCGACCCAAAAAGCTATCAAAGCGTCCTGCTCTTTAGCCCAAGGGAATACTAGCATATCATCCATCAAAGGTTCAAGCTTTTGCTTATCAGAAATAGTAGCAGAAGGAAATGCGACAAGTCCGCTATAGAACAAAGCCTGCATAGCACCAATACCATATTCCTCGTCCCACTTAGAACCTCTCTTACTACCAACACCTATTGTTTTATGTTCTACCATTCTTGTTCCTGCCCAGTTAGCTCTATTTCTAACAGTCTCATCTCCAAGAAGTGTTGGTGCAAAGTTTGTTTCAATTACTGAGTACGCAACTCGGTGATCTTTATACTTCTCCCAAAACTCATACAGTAATTTATTTCTAACTCCTGTAGCACCAAGCCTATGTCCGACAAAAATATCTACAACAGTTCGTACGCCAGATTCTGGATTGTACGCCAAAAGTACAGAGGCAGCTCTACCTGTTGTTGCTGGGTCAACTCCTAAGACTAAAATCTCGTCAGGAAAAACCTGACCGATAGTTCTATTGGCACCTAGCTCTAAAGCGTTATCAATAAGCTCTTGTTTAAAAATTGCTTCTTCATTTTGCACATCTTCTTGTTGGTACACAAGTTTCCATCTCAGAGGATCTCTAGAGCAAATCTCATCTCTAATATCTCTTAGTCCAGGGATAAAAATTTCTGTATCAATTGAAGGGTCGTACTCCCATTTACCATCTAGTGACCAATACTCTTTCCAGTTAGGTTTTTCTGTATCAGTATGCTCTTCTATAATCGCAGGTATCGATACGCTACGAAAAATTTTATGGTCTTTCCAAGACTCTTTCCATTGTCCATAGTTATCTAATGGGTGAATCCTAGTTCCATTTACTAAGGTCTGACCTCTCTGGGCCCTTGACCTTGCCTCCTGGGTAAACCATTCGTCAATTCTTCTTCTTCTAACATCTGTTTGTTGGTTCTCTAAAGTTAAAGCGTCATCAAGAATTAATAAATCCAAACGAGCACCATAAATCTGCTTACCTACAGATAGAGCTTGTAAGGTTGGATCTCTCTCACCTGACTCTCTCTGTCGAATTGTAATCTGATCTTTAGACCAACTGAACCCATCAGACTTTTGAGATTTGAATCCATTGAAATCTTCTATGAGATTTCTTTCACAGTCTTTATATAGATGCGGGTCAGTTAAATATCTTTTAATTCTTCCAAGTAAGTCTTGTGCCTTTTCCCCAGACTTCGTAACCAGGGCTATTCGAATGTCTGGGTTTTGGCACATCTTGTATACAGGATACCATAAAGCAGAAAGCGTTGACTTTCCAGATTCAGGGTGTCCTAAAACTAATACTAGCCTTCCTTTCGGATCAGCGAGGCAATCTTCAATCTCTTTCTGATGCGGCGCAAACTCAACGTTAAAATATAACTTGCAGAATTCGGAAAAATCCATCTGCGATAAATCTGGGTAGGAATCTTTAACAGAATCTCCACTTCGTATTTCACGTGCTTCAGCGGCCCAATCTGGGTGTCTTTGGGAATTTTCCTCCCACCACTTTCTCGTGACACCAATACGCTTACACGCCTCGGAATATGTAAGCCCATATCTAATACATTCCAAGAAACATTCCATAGCCCAAGCTTTCCAGAGAGATGTACCCTTTTTGGCTGGTGGCGGAGGGAGATAAATTTCAACATCTTTATCGAAGGTCTGTATTTCATTATTGGCTCCAAAAATTTGTGCCTGTACTTTAGCCCTATCAGAAAGAAGATCTGCATTAGACCTTTTCGGTCTACCCGCTTTTACTTCTTTTGACATAACCTCACTATACTAGATTACTCGTCTTCTTCTAACAATTTACCTTGTTCTCGCTTTTCCTCAGGTATAGGCCTATCACCTTCTTTTTCAATAATATCCCAACCTTCTTTAGTTACAAAATATTGTTTTGACCTACCTTCACCTTCCTGTCCCACAAACTCATCTCTAATCAATTGAGCTTTAGGACGTTCAAATTTTCCACCCTCTAGACTTGCAGCTTCTCTCCAGGCCTTATTAAAGAATTTCTCTCCTCTATGAGTAGTAATATCAGCCAAAGCCTTAAGTAATGTAAAGTCTCTAGCTTTAACTCCCTGTTGATAAGCAGTAAGGTACGCAGAACCTGATTCCATATCAGCACTAATAACCATAGACCAAGGTTTAAATGGTTCAGCATCCTTTTGTTTAGTACAGGTCATTTCAATAAAAGCATCTCCACTAGCAGTTAACTGTATAGTCGTATCCGCAGAGGCCCTTATAACAGATGAACCTCTCATAGATTCTCCAGATTTTGTGTCGTGGTGCACTGCTAGAATGGCAGCACCGAAATTTTGTCTAAGTGTATCTATCATACCTACTACTTGGCCCATATCTTGTTGTAGGTTTTCATTTGCACCTACAGTACATCTCTGCAATGTATCAAAGACTATAAGGCCAGGATTAATTTTTTCAACTAGATCTAAAAAATCTAACTGTTCTGACGTAGGAACTTTTCCAGGTGGAGCAAATAAGGGTACGGCACTCGTGTAATAGAAGACAGGCGGAAACATGGAGGAGTTTCGCTTGTTCTTCCAGGCGGTTACACGAGCACCTAAGTACCCAATGCCTTCAGCAAGTACATACAGTACGGTAGTTTTTTGTGTTTCCCTACCGAACCAAGACCAGCCGTTAGCAATAGTGTTAGCCCAATCAAGGGCCAAAAATGTCTTACCTACACCAGCATCACTATGCACAACAGTGAAGCCTTCTTCCATAATAAAATCTTCGATTAACCAATCAGGTGGTTTCAACTTTGTGACGTCAGATCCCTTGATTGCCGAGAGTGGCTTGTATGTTTCTTCTTTTCTATGATGTTTTAGTAATAGCTTTAACTTCTCTGGTTGTAGCATTTTATTCCTCCATTATTTCTGTAATACTAGTAATAGAAAATAATTATGCAATCAAAAGAAAAAAGAGTTGGGGGCTGTCCAACTCTTTATTTCTTTATAACGGAGAGCAAGTGCGAATTAAGTCTAGGACTTGAACCTACTTGCTCATCGTCTGATTGTCAGTTCTTTTGTAGAAGTACTAACACTTCCAATATACATATACTCGGTTTATAAGTAGTGTAAAAAAATTTTTTTAGTCCAACTGCTTTTGGACTAATTGGACTAAAAGTTAGTCCAGATTAGGTTGGACTAACTTCCACAATTAGGCATTGGGTATATCCAATAAACCCTATGATTAGTACGGTTTTTCGAATGCCAGAGTTAGTCCACTTATGTCCACCCTTTAGGGTGGACTAAGGGACTAAAGGGATAGGTTAATTTAAGGGGGGATTAATTAAATAAGTCAATATATAGCTATATATAAGCATTTATATAGGTTTTTTATCTAAATGTAAGGGTTTTCGCAAAATTAATGTGGGGACTTTCTCTAAGGTTGGGAATGGGATTTTATGTTTGTCGTTTGGCTTTAATTCTCTCTGAGTGTCCAAATCCCCTTCCCTTGAGATAAATCTCAATCACTCGCTCCGCTCCCTCCTTCGTTTATCTCGAGGCTAAAAAAAATGACTATATATATTCACATTCTTATAAGCTTTTTGAAAGATCAAAAACCTTGACCAAAAAATCTTCAAATTGAGGTAGACTCAATTTGGTTTAGTGCGTAATTTGACGTAAGTGTGGCTACTCTCTCTCTCGGTTAACACCACCTTAGCGAACAAGACGACCAAGCATAAGTAAAATCGATAGGTAACAATTTCTACTCTTTTGTGGCCTGCAATCTTTTACTTCTCCGCTACCTACCCCATTCCTCATTGGTTACAGGCCAGTCAGAGCAGAAATTCTAACTTCCCTCGTACCTCGGCTATCAATTTGACTTCTCCCTTGCTCGGTTCGCTGGAGGCGTGTTATCCAAGAGATACTTGGTGTTGATTAAAAGGAGTTCTTATGAACGAAATTAAGTTAGTTGGTAGTCTACAAACTGCTGACATTGAAAAATGCAAAGTAAATTCTGGTTATCTAAATAGAGTTTTATTTAAACCAGACTACGATGGCAAAGGATTTGTCAATTCATTTGGAGTTGAAATACATACAGATAATGCTGATGTTAATGACATTCTAGATAAATTGACTAAATCACAAGAAAGTGTCGACAATTGGTATGACGCTAATTTAAAAGTTGAATTAACTGGTAGGTTAAGAGCAAATAACTACAAATCAGGTGATTCAACTGTTTATCAAAACATTATTGAAGTTAAAGCTGTAGACTTTCAATAATTCCCCTAAGTGTGTAGGCATCTGTTTCGGTGTCTACACACTTAAAAATTTTTTTTAATGAGAATATATATAGTTATTTTTTTTAGCCCAATATAATTATTGTTGAGTATGGGAATGGCACATAGCAGTGAGTACATAACAAAGTAATAGATAACCAGAATATCCACACACCGTTGTGTACTCATTGGTATGGGACAGACCTATACCTTTCTACACAGTTACTAGGTATTAGAAATGATACCTAGTAACAAAAATGGAGGATATATGAAAGTATATTATTATTGGATACTTGATGAAAAAGAAAACATCATCAAGTTACAATATACAAAAGGATCAATACCAGTTGATCCAAATCTAACCAAAGACACTAAAACATATACATCTATTGCAGACGCAATGCATAATGCACCTAAGTTTGCAGAGGTGATACATGTTTAGTGTACAAGGACTAATAATGATGTTCATGTTTGGATATCTTATATGCACAATAGTAACAGGCATAAAAGATGTCATACAATACAAAGATTGTGGACATAATTTTGGTAAAGAACTTAATAGTTGGCTAGAAGATCATAAATATAAATTAAAGCATATATGTAATGAATGTAATGAGGCTTATATGACTTATGAAAAGATAGCACACTTTGAAGTAAAAGAATGAGTTTCTCAAAGAGAGCCTTTGAGAACTTAGAAATGGAGGAAAATATGCCAAATACATTTCAAGTTAAAATAACTGAGCATGTATTAGGTATCTATGGCACATATCTAGGAGGTAAGATAAGAAATAATAAACTTATTTTACAAATTAGGAATGTGCAAGATACTGAATTTGGAGATAATGAAACTGTTAAACAGTATGAATTATCAAGTGATACTGTAGATGATCTAATCAATGCATTAGTTGATATACATGTAGATATGGAGGATAAAAATGGCAAAGAAAGTGAATAAAACCATAGCTAGAGGATTAGCTGTTAAAATGATAGATAATACTGAAAATCCTGAACAACTTAGGGATTTAGCAGTTAACTCATTAACTGAACTATATCTATCTGATAATAGATTCTTTAGAATGGATAAAGATATTATTGAAGGACAAGAAAAATTGTCTGAAATAATATCTGAAGTATCACGAATCGAGGCAGAAAATGCCACGAATTAAAGATAACCATCAAGCAACTCAATTCGAAGAAGTAATTCCTAGAGAATTTAGAAAGCTAATTAGTGAAAATAGATTAGCTGAATCTAAATTTAATGAGTTGCTTGAAGGTATTAAATATGCATATGATGAAAATAGTATTCCTAAAAATATATGTAATACTAATAATATACCCATAGACAGTTATAGAGAACACCATCCTTTAGCTGTTAAAAAAGGCCAATATTGTCAAATTGGAGTACAGAGATGTATTCCAATGAGTTATGGACATAAACCATTCGGTAATGATGTCTTAGATTTTGACCCAGATATTGGAGAATTTGTTTGGTATAACATATATGAATGGAAATCTAAAAATTATGTTAAGAATATAAATTCTCAACGTTATAGCCATTTACATCATATTAAAGGCAACACTATGCCATCATTATTGCAATATATTCCAATGGGTATTGAATTGGAATATATATCTAGAGTATCTAAAGAACCAGATAATGGTTGGCAATGTGATAGTTGTGCAGATTATGATTATGAAAATGGTGATGAACTTGCAACATTTTGTCATGATAATAATACATGTGATGAAGATCAAAATGGATTCATAGGAATTTACGACTCAGGCACTAATAATGAAATTAGAAAATGGGAAGAAAATTCTTTTAGATTTCTTGCTGAACTAAATTTATCATTTGGTGCAGTTGGAACACAAGGTAAAAGAGTATGGATAGCTAAAGGCGATTCAACAGTTGATATTGAATTTGTTAGTGCACCTATGACTCTTAGAGCATATAAAATGGGATTTGCTATAGCTGAACATTTATTCAATAGTTTTGATGTATATTCAGAATACGCAAAAGGATTTTATGGCCCTTGTGGAGCACATATTCATATAGATAAACAAACTATTGATAATCCATATCAATATTATGCATTTTTATCTATGCATTATGAAAATCCTGAATTAATAGCAACTATTGCACAACGTTCAATTGGTTCTGATAGTGAATGGTGTTATCTACAGAAACCTGATGAAGTAGCTAGATTTGCTTATTACAAAAGTAATAGCGGAACTAGAGGAGCTGTGCACGTTGGAAGTAATACAGTAGAGCTTAGATATTTTAGATCTAATTTAAAAGTTGAAAGACTTTTAAAGAATCTAGAATTTACACAAGCTTTATATCATTTTGTAACACAATTAAGTTATCAAGATATGTCTAGAGATAATGGACATAAATCTAAATACTTTTTGTTATGGATACGAGCTTATCGTAATACATACAAAAATTTATTTAATTTCTTAACATCAAGAGGTTGGTTAGGAGATGATGAAAGTTATGAAATGGAGGAAATATAATGTGTATTATTGCAATGATACCAGCAGGTAAACAAATTAATAAAAATACTCTTGAAAATATGACTAATAACAATCCAGATGGAAGTGGTATTGCGTGGATTCAAGATAATAAAATTAAAACATATAGAACTATGGATAATAATAAATTTATTAATAAAGCGTTAGAAATACAAAGTAAATTTTGTAAAGAAAGCGATATATTAATTCATTGTAGAATTGCTACATCAGGTAAAACTGATTTAGATAATTGTCATCCATTTAAAATAAGTAATGATACTGTTTTTGCACATAATGGAGTATTAAATTGTGTAGATGCTACAGATAAAGTTAGTGATACAAGAATGTTTAATAAAGCATTATTAAAACAGTTAAAACCAGAATTTCTAGATAATGTAAGTACTAGAAAATTAATTGGAGAAATAATTGGGAGTGATAAATTAGCATTCTTAACTGTTAATCCTAAATTAAAAAGAAACACATATATTATTAATAGAGATTTAGGTAAAAAAGAAAATCGTGTATGGTTTTCAAATAGTTCATATGAAGAAAAAGCTTATGTTACAAATGTTTGTTACAATTGGAACATAAGACCAGATTATGATTCTATTGAAGAAACACCACATGATACAGAAACATTACCAGGTAATGTATTTCAACCATTTGACCCAAATTTAGAAGTTTGGGTAAACAATTATAATAACGATTATGATGATGTAATTATAAGACCGTATAGAACAGATAGAGTTGATAATAAATTAGCTAGTAAAAATAAAATCAAATTGTATAAAATACAGAATCTAGATGAGGCAGAGTACGCTGATTTATATTTTGATACATTTGGTATTGAATGTCCTGTAATAATTGAAGAAACTAATCAAGATAGTTGGATATTCTAAAATAATTATGTTATACACCTAGATATATTTCTAGGTGTATAACTTAAAAAAATTTTGATCGTTTATAAATGTCTAGTAGGGAATAGTGACTAATATGGATAACCTGTGCTAGCTTTCTGTATCTGTTGCATTAAAGTTTCAGGCCTATTCTTAAATTTATTAAAAGGTGTAGGATTGAGTATCGCAAAAGTCTCTTCAATAGAATATTTATTTTTAATTAATTTTAGAGCTAAAGAAAATATTAAACGAGAACGGTCTACATCTGTATGCTTAGCATATTCTTTTGTTGTCATAGTGACCCAATACTGAACTTCCAAAGGTAACTCATCAATTTTAATTTCATACTCGCCATTAGGTATAGTTTTTGGAGCTTCAACTTCTGTAGTTTTTAAATTAGGAATTGAATCAAAATCATCTATGGTATATGTACACTCTGGATCATATTTTTCTATACTTCCTTTCTCTCCGCCTCTTTTTGCATTAACAGATAAGGGCACTCGCAATACTCTTGCGCTGTCCCAAGCACCCTTATCCGCATTTAAGTGGTAAACCAACCTTCTGTTTAGATCTTGTTGAATTTCTAGAGACACCAAAGAATCTAACAGCCATATACCTTGCCACCTAGATTTACTGGTAGTCCATACAATAGATGGTTCAGGCGCTAGTTTTATTCCACCACTCCATTTGACATCAAGCTCATCCATATCTACAAATAAACAACCTTGCTTGTCTTTAACATTTATTGATTTTCTTGAGTCAGCATCATTAAAACATAAAGGAGTCCAATATATATCTTCTTCTTCATTTTGATTTTCAAGATGTTCTTTTATAGCTGAGTAATCATCCCAAGAAATTTTTTTATCGTTCCATTTTTTTCCTTTAGTAGATATAAAGGCAAATCCTCCGCCGTTATTGGCCCATACTGTACTCATTAAATAAAGTGAATCTTTAGAATTATTAAACATTGTTCTCCATTCGTCTCTAGATAGACTATCCTAGCAATATGGCAGATATATATGAAAGCCCTGATGAATTTTATCATCTGAATGAATTACCATTCACTAAAGCTGCAATGGCAAGCTTTTCAAAAGTTATAGAAGAATGGACTGATGATATAGGTGTTGCTGATATTGTTTTATTTATTACAGCATTATATATAAAAATGAGAGAATCAATGGACCCCTTAGAGTTAACCAAGCAAATGCAGAAGGCATTATACATGACAGAAAGCACAATCCAAGTTTATAAAGACAATTTCCCTGGTAGGTATCCTACCACTAGAGAAGAAGCAGAACTAAAATGGGAAATTAATGATATATTCAAGGATATTAACGAAACCGATTGAGAATTTCGTGCCCCATCTGTGGGAAGTATCTGGAAAATATCAATAGCACATTGATTTGTTTCAATAAAGATTGTAAACATTTCAATAAAATACAGGCAGGGAGGTCAAATGACCAAGAAAGAAGACTTAGGAAATAACTATTATCCTAGCGGTTGGCAACCAAGATACGAATTCGATGAGCCATTAGGCAGAGGTGAGATAACTCACGTAGGAACAGACCCAAATTACAAAAGTAAATTTGATGAAATTCTGAAACAATGGGGTTTTGACCCTAAACACTACGAAATAGAAGGCGAAGTTAGAGCAAGTTCCTGGAATAGTCAGCTAAAAGGTGGCGAAGTTGTCACATTTTATGCGTTTAAAGGCCTTGTAAGGCGAAAAAATCCTGGAAGAGACAGGTTTGTAGCTCAACTTGAGAAAGAAATAAGCAAGAAACCTGCATTAAAGGTCAAAAAGAGAGGCGGAGACACCGCCTTTTTATTTATGATGGCCGATTGGCAGCTTGGTAAGTCTGACTATGGCGTTGAAAACACCGTTAAGCGTCTTGAATTGGCCCTTACAAGCGGTGTAGAAAGAATTAAGGCACTCCGTAAGGCAGGTGTGAAAATCAGTAAAGTTTACCTAGTTGGAATGGGTGACCTCACGGAAAATTG